TTAGTAAGAGTATCAGTTGTATCACGGCCTACTACAGTATCCGTAGCATTTGGAAAAGTTAAATCGTGTAAAGTTGTACCGTCACCAAGTTTACTATAGATTTCATTAAAGTTATCGTTGATTAAGTCACCACCAGCCCGTAGCGTGGTACCTGTACCGTCATCAGCGATAGTTCCTAGATTTAAACTTTGTTTTGCCATTGAATACTCTCTTAAATTTCCCTAATATTTATACAAGTTTTTCTATTTTGTTGCATCAAAAGTCCTGTCCGTTTCATCTAAGGTTATATCTGTTGCATCAAATGTTTGACCTGCAAAAGTAACCTGTATCTCAGTCGGATATGCAATATAAGTTTTTAGATTATCAATTGCATAATCTCTTATTTGTACGCCTGTGCCGTCAATAGATGTATCAACGAATCCTTGTATTGTATGTGTAGCCCAAGATTCCATAGTCCATGGTGTAATATTTGTTGTAGAACCAGGTACATTACCGACAGGTGATAATTGATTATTTGTATGGCCACCACCAAACATATTACGATTTGAGAATGGATTGTTGTATATATCTAAACTTCCCATTTTAGGACCACTATAAGCATAACCTCTTATATAATCACTACCTCTAACTGTAATTGCATAAAGATTGTTGTAGCCTGAATTTAATAATATTGTGTAATCTCTTTTTAAAGTTACATCTCTTGTATTTGGTGTAAAGTGTTCACTTGTACTGTCATCAAAATCAGGATCCACACCCAATTGAGGATTTGCTCTTAGAGATGTACCGTCATCAATTGTACCTAATCTTCTACCAAAGATAGTAGAGAATAGTGTATTGATAATACCAAAGATAGGACTTTCAGAAACACCTGAAATAATACCTTCAACAGGTGAAGTTATCTGAGCACTAATTTGTGATTGTATGTTAACTTGTCCTGTGAAATAGAAACCAGATGTGTGCATAGTTTTTTTGAAACTATTTCGCCAGTCATTAATGGTTCGGCCAACTTTAATTACATAAGAAAAGTCCTGATAGTATAAACTGTCTTGTATTCTCATTGAAGTTTCAGAAACATGGCCATCTTGGTTTATATAAACGCCGGCAGTCACAGCTGTAGAACCTACATTAACTGTTGCTGATGCACTATCAACTTTTGCAATTGTAGCTGTAGCACCATTGTCTGCTGTAATTGTAACATCACTTGTAAATGTTCCTGTTGAATTTTTTATTTTTAAAATTTTAGTATTTGCATTGAATGAAACAATTGTACCTGTAATTGTTGAACTTGAAATATCAACTGAAGTGACTGTATCATCAGCCACAAAAGAACCTGATATATCTTTAATAATCATATAAACAGGTAAGTCTAAAGTTGGTGGTGTTGGAGAATTTTCATATTCTGAACCTGATTCAACTATTCTGATTTTTTGAATTCTACCAATTTCATTTCCATTTACAACTATATCTGCGTCTGAACCTGTAGAACTTGAAACGGTTACTGTAGGTACTGTAATGTAGTTTGAACCTGGACCAATAATTCTAATATCTGTAATGTCGCCTGTGCCGGTGCCACTTTCTTGTACTAATTTATTTCCTGCATATGAATCACCTCTTACAGTTTCATCTTCTAAAACTATATGGTCATCCACTATTGATGAACTGTCTTCTTGTGTAAATCCACCATTAACAACACTTACAACTGCTGACGCATTACCACCACCTGTATTTGTATTTGTAAATACAATATCATCACCTATTTCATAATTTGAACCACCATTATCAATAATAAAATCTGTGATAGAACCACGACCTACAGCTTCTACTTGAATAATCGCACCTTGGCCACCGCCTGTAATAGGTACACTATCGTTTTCGTTGTAATATTGTCCGTCATTTGAAATAGTGATTGATGAAGGAATACCTGTAATATTAGCTTTAATATAAGTATCATCTGTATCGGTGGCTAAACCTATTATTTGTTCACCAATGGTAAATGTTCCGTCAACACTATCTTCATTTAAAATAAATTCAGTTACTTCGTTAGAACCAATTTGAAACTTTAATACATTTTCAACTCTAGCAGATGCACCAGATGATTGGCCTGTAATTATTCTACCAACTAAATCTGTTGTTTCGCCAGCTGTTGCAATTGCTTTTAGTATAAGAGATGAAGACCATTTACCATCAGAAACACGCAACATATTTTCTCTAGGATAAATTGTTTCTGATTCTTCATTAAATAATAATTTAAAAAACACTTCATGGCCACGAGATGTTCCCTTTGCACGATAAACTGATTTAATATTTTTTATGAGTTTTCTTTTATCAACAGCATCATCTAAATTTTCAGGAATAGTATTTAAAAATTCGTTTCTAAATTTAGTTAAGAAACTAAAAATAACTTTATCAGGATCCCTAAAGTTTAATAACTCTTGTATATTGTTAACAGGATTTGGTCTGTAATTATTGACTACAGCTTTAGCGTTAGAAGTTGCACCTAAGATTTCTTCGCCAACAATAAATTTATCTTGTGCTGATATATAAAGCTTGCCATTAACTAAATCTTCGGTTAAAATTGTGGATGTAGCACCAGATGTTTGACCTGTTATGGTTTCACCTCTAGTAAATTTTCCGTAAGTTGTATCTTCTAAAAGAATTTTATCACCATCATCCAGTGATGTTCTATCTGTATCAATACGAGATGCGTTTAAAACTAAATTTGATACTGTTGTTGTTTCTGTTTCTAATCTTAGACCATCTGTATTTTCAATCTGAGTTACAATTAACTCACCAGATTCCATAAAAGTGTAATACGCTTTTACAAATTCTAAAAATTTAGGGTGTTCAGAAACGACAAACTCTGGCGCCTGACTGTTTAGAAGATTGGATATTTTATCAGTAAACTTGGCCATCTGATATTATCCTATGTGCCGTAACTTGATGCTGAATTATAACCTACGCCTGCATCAGCCGAACCGCCAATGAAAGTATCTGCTTCGACAGTTATGGATGAGTTAGCTGTGTCTATATCTAAAATTTGGTCTCTTACAGGAATAACATCATTAGAATTAGGTTGTGTAGTCAACTCAATAACACTTGAAGCTGCACCTCTAATATTTTCAATAGAAGCAACACTTAAAGAGTTAATTGTAATTTGGCCTGTGCCATAATTAATTGTACCTTGTGTATTATTAGCATACACTCTTGTAGAACCTGATAAACTATATCTTCTCACATTACCTTGGCCATCATCATCTAAAAAGAATATAGTATCATTATCAGTAATTTTAAATCCTGAAGAACTTAAAATACCGCCTTGTTCAGCTTTATGTCCTGAGTGAGGATTGTATAAACCATTTCTAAAATAAACATCATATCTTGTAGATGTATCAATTACAGGTGTAAAAGTTTTTCTAATTCTTAAAGTTGTAATATTTGAAATAATGCTAGCATCTGTATTATCAATTAAACCTGTAATTTTAGAATATCTAAAAACGCCATCAAATTGATTTAAAGTATTTGTATTATAATTAGTTAATGTTGTGATAATATTTGATTTAATAGTTTCAGCTGTTTTAGTTGTAGCATTTTCATTATACTTTACAGTAGAAGTTAATATTATAGATGTTGTTTCAGGATCCACAATCTCTGGTCTAACTGATACAACATTATATCTTTTTAATTGTGTCTTAATACTTTCTTTAGTAGCTGTTGTTAATGTCGAACCTGAAATTGGTTTAATAGCAATCTTAACAACACCATATTGAGGTTCTTCATCATCTTCTCCACCCCAAGCACTAACTGACTGTGCGTTTGGATATACAGACTTCACAATTGTTTCGTAATCGGAAGAAGTTACCGCTCTGTCTTGAGCTGAATATTGTAAAGGTGCATTGTATCGTATTGACTCTTTTGTTTGAGCTTCTGCACCATTAGCTGCACTTGAATTTACGGTAATTGTAACATCTGAAAATCCTCCAACATCACCTGATAATGTGAATGAATTAGCTCCATTAGCTTCTGTTTTATTTGTTACGACATATTCTAATATTACAATGTTACCATCTACTAATGATTTACCTAAAACACCGTCACCAAAATAAATTTCAAATTTGTTTTCTTCTACTTCTTGTAAGAAATATACTTTTGATGTTGATGTTAATTCTGTTAAACTTGTAGCTAAAATATATGTGTCAGTTGAAGAATCTCCAGCAGAATTTTGTACTGAAACTTTTAAAGTAGATGTATCAGCATTAGCATTTGGTATGATAAATCTTTGGTCAGGATCCGAAGTATCTGTTGTATATTTAAAAGTAACTAAAGTACCTTCGTAAATATTAACACTTGAAAAATTATAAACACCAGCTGATGGTTGAATTGTATAAGATTGATTTGTAACAAATTCATAACTTGTGCCGTCAACTGAGGTTGTAAAAGTTGTGCCTTTATCCATTGTAATTGAAGTAGTACCAATCGGCACATTATTAATTCGTAATGCTAAATTTGCTATAGGCGCTCTGCAAGAGTTTGGTGTGTAACCTAACATCTTGGCTAATGAAACAATATTTTTTCTTATATCTGCACTATCTAAGTACATTTCATTTGCCAACATATTGGCG